CAGAACTAATAGTGGCTCAAGCCATTGTAGAAAGCGACTATGGAAGATCACGTTTTGCACGTGAAGGACACAACTTATTTGGCATAAGAGTATGGTCAAAAGAAGGAATGCTACCATTATTACAACCTGAATCAATAGAATGGCGGGTAAGGGTCTTTAAAAACAAATGTGAATCTGTTAAGTATTACATTGAAATTCTAAATACAAAAAAAGTGTATGCAGAGTTTAGAAGAGTTAGAGAAGTTACATTAAATAGAAATCCTATTGCAATGGCTAAAACTTTAGATAATTTTTCTACAAATAAACAATACGAAAAATACGTAATAGAGGTAATAAATAAATTAAGAAATGAAACTAAGTGATAATTTTACATTAGATGAATTAACAAAGTCGCAAGAAGCAATTAGACTTGGTATCCCAAACGAGCCACAAGATGAACACATAACAAATTTAATGTTATTGTGTACACATATATTACAACCAATTAGAAACTATTTTAAAATGCCAGTGTCTATTTCTTCTGGCTATAGGTCAGCAGCGCTTTGCGAGGCCATAGGATCATCAGCAACTAGTCAACACACAAAGGGACAAGCAGCAGACTTTGAGATATTTGGTGTACATAATAAGGAAGTAAGTGATTGGATTGTAAAAAATCTTGATTACGATCAATGTATATTAGAATTTTGGACTCCTAATGACCCTAACTCTGGATGGGTTCATTGCAGTTATAACGATGCAGGTAATAGAAAATCTTATTTGAGTGCACAAAAATTAAATGGTAGAGTTGTGTATACGGTAATGTAATGCAAAGATTAAAATTTAATCCAACTATGTTTATTGACAATGTCCTTGGCATTTGTCCTGAATGTAAAGAAGAAGCATTTCTCGTTGCAATTGTACAAGACTATTATAGATGCACAAATTGTGGCGAAGACACTAGACAATTTGTTAATGGAGTTATAAAGTATATGAAGATTAATGAGACAGATAAAGAATTTATAAAAAGACATGGCACGAAAAGTAGCAGTCGGTAACGGCAAATTCATAGAACAGACCAATAAGAAACGTCCGGGACGTCATTCTAAAAGACCTAATAAACGTAATAGTAAAAAACCATACGTTGGACAAGGTAGAAAACAATAGTTGACTTCTGTAATAATATGGGATAATATTTCATATTAATAATAAAATAATAGAAAGGTAAGAAATGACCGATATAACTAAGTATAAAAATGTATCTTTATCTAAAGAAACTTATTTAAAGATAGATAAAATACGAAAAGTAATGGTGCCAAACGCGGTGATTAGCAGATCTCAAACGATTAACATATTAGTTAACGAGAAAGCGAAGCAACTTAATGGCAAACTATCCAAGTAACTTAAATGTGTTCAGGGAAGAAAGAGAAATGCTTCCTGAACAAAGACTTTGGAAAGCAGTATTATTGCAAGCAATAGATGATGCTTTTGGTAATAATCAATCTCAAGTTAGTATTTTTGAAAGAAGAATGGCAATAGATTGGATGAAAGATTTTAACAAAGACTTTGCAACGGTATGTGAGAATGCAGGGTTTAATCCAGTACAAGCTTTCTATAAATTTAAAAAATACGACTTAATAAAGAAAGGAATAGTTAATGAACGGTAAAATAATTTGTCCAAAATGTAATGGTAATGGATTTGTATATGCATTCAACCATGATGACAGGAAAAAACAACCAATAGATTGTACATACTGTAACAATCAAGGTGAGATAGATATTACAGAAGATGTAATCAAGGACCTTGAACAAACAACGGTAATGCAATGACAGTATCTGGATATAAAAAAGCAATAGCTAAACTATTAAAAGCATACCACAAAAAGTGGGATTGTTTTGGAAAAGAAAGGAAAAAGAAAAATGGCCGCCGTTGATTTAGCAATATTTGCAACATTAATTATCACAGTAATTATTGCAATAAAAATTTATAAGGATTAATTATGGATTTAAAAAATTACAAACCTAATTACTGGTTATTATTTTTAGTTATTTGTTGGTTGTTAATGATATTTACAATCATGATGTACAAATGATTAAAGAAATTAGAACTAAAGATCATTTATTTTTAACGTTAGAAAAAGATTCATTTATTAATGAATGTTTAGAACAATATGGATGTTGGGAAAAACCAACAATGGATGAATGTAAAAATTATTTAAAAAATGATTCTTACGTAATAGAAGTTGGCGCTCACATTGGATCTCATACCGTAATATTATCTGATATCTGTAAGGATGGAGTTATTTATTCTTTTGAATTACAAAAATTAATATTTCAATTATTAAATGCAAATCTTCTTCTTAACACATGTAAAAATGTTTACAGTTATATGGAAGCAGTATCTGATGAAAATAAAATAGAATACATTGGGGAAGTTGCTTACGAAAAAATGTCAAAGTTTAATAGCGGTCTTGGTTCATTGAATATGGTTAGAGGACATGAAGGATATCCAATTAATACTATATCACTAGATGCTAAATTTTCAAAAATTAAAAAATTAAATTTAATAAAAATAGATGCAGAAGGACATGAAGTGCCTGTTTTAAAAGGTGCAAAAGAATTAATTAAAAAATTTAAACCATTAATTTTAACAGAGTTTGACGTTAACAATAAACAAGAAATTATAAATTTATTACCAGAATATAAATTTGAAGATATTTCTTATAATTATGAATTAGATAATCTTACTTATAGAAATCTAATGTTTAAAGGAACTCCACAATGATCATTAATCTAAATAAATTTCAATCGGTTAAAAATATAACAATGGACTTTACAAAAAATAAACCTGGTATTTATTTTTTATTAGATGTTAATGAAAAAACTCCACGTTATAAAAGAATAAAAAACACTTACGTGCAAGATTCAAAAGGTAACTATGTTATGGATCACAGCATAGATATCTTAGGAAAAGTTCCAAGGGTTTTAAAATATATTGGTGAAAGTATGTATCCAATTAGAAGAATAGCGGTTCATTATTTTAGTAATGATAACGATAAAAAATACATGATAGGAGTAGGTGCTGTGTTTACTCACATAAGAATAATTAGTGGATTTAAAAGATTTGAATATGATAGTATAAGATGTCATCACGAAACATTATTAGTTAGAAAATATTTACCAGATTTAAATCAAGCTTCACAATTATCAGATAATCAAAAATTAATTATATTAAACAGTGGGGGTAAGGTAACTCCTTATGATTTAATTAAACCTTATTTATTACATGCACGAGATTTATACAGGGCTTTTAAAGCTTGGGAAATTGAAGACATGGAATATATAAAAAAAGAACTAGTACCTTATAAATTAGAAAATAAAATTGGAGCAATTGATCCTAGTAAAATAGATTTAAGGTTATATAGAGATAAAAAAAATATTAAAAAAGGATTTGGTCGATGGGTACAACAAGCTGTTGTTTCATTTCATAAAAAACAAGTTGATGCTATAACAAAATTTTATGCGGTTCAGTATGAAATAATTAAATTATATGATCCAGGGCGTCATGAAGAACTATCGAAAAGAAAAAGAATTACTGCAAAAAAACATTATCATAAAAATAAAAATAACATATCAACAATTGGTAAAATTTATAGGCGATTAAAAAAAAAAATTGATCAACCTGTATTATTGTAATGGAAATACTTATTATTAATTTATTATTAACGATTGTTTTATTTAGTTTAATATAGTTATGAGATATGTATTTATATTATTAATGTTAATGAGCTGCACAAGAGATGTATCTTTTGATCCAACCGTTACTATCAGTAAAGAGATAATAAAATTTTTATATAAAGAGTCTAACAAAGAGGAACCTGCAGTAGAATGAAATGGAATAAACGATTTACTTACCCGGCATCTTCACGGTCCTTGATTAAGGATGAAAGGCATTATGAATTGGGAACAGAAAAACTTCCGTCTGTAACAACGATCCTTGCAGCTACACAAACCGATGAAAAACGTGCAGGATTAGACGCCTGGAAGGCACGCGTTGGCCTGGATGAAGCAAACCGGACCAAGGACCAAGCAGCTGAACGAGGCACAGCAATGCACAGAATATTAGAAAGTTATATGCTAGGTCAAAATCATTTAGATTTAACTGACATAGGCCAGAATGCACATACCATGGCGCAGCAAATTATAGATAATGGTTTAAAAGATTTAACTGAAATATGGGGATCAGAGGTTACAATACACTATCCAGGGTTGTATGCAGGCGCAACTGATTTAGTAGGTATTTATAAGGGGTCGGAGAGTATAATAGACTTTAAACAAAGCAACAAGCCCAAAAGAAAGGAATGGATTACTGACTATTTTCTACAGTTAGGGGCCTATGCAATGGGGCACAACTACGTATATGACACAAAAATAGACAGAGGTGTTGTCCTAATGTGCACAAAAGATAACCTTTTCCAGTGTTTTGAGGTGGAGGGACGTGAATTTGTTGATTATCAACATGAATTTTTAAAAAGAGTAGATCAATATTATAAAAATAAAGTTTGACATAATATCCCAGATAAGATATTATTTTGATTAGAAAGGATAAAAATATGAGACTACCATTTAAATTATGGTCAGATGATAAAGGTAAAAGAATATACAAAGTTACACAGACTTATCGACTGACTGTAGAACAATACATTAAAGCAGATAATAAAGATGATGCTTTTAATATCTATTTAGATAAAGGGGGCATCATTAATGATAAAATAAATAGACACTTAACCAATGAAGATTTTCAGGTGTGTGAAACAACTTACATTGACACTGATACTCCAGATACAGATGTTATATATATTGGAACTATAGTGCAGAATGATGAAGAGGAACTAGAATGTGACACCCTGGAACCAGAGCATAAAAATACTGTGGTATCTATCATTAGAGAGATTAGGAAACGTGGATGAAAAACAGAGAAAAGTTATCTTTGATGATAGAAAAAATAAAAAATCCAAAGATAAAAGCAAAAATAAAAAAAGATTTTTTAAGACTTGCAAAACTATACGATGAAAAAAATAAATCAGATAAGATAAAAAAATACAACCTACGTTTTAAATCTTTTAAAATACACTAACCAAAGGAGAAAACATGAAAGCAAAAGACGCAACTAAAATAGTAGAACAACAACTTGAAGTTGTAAAAGAAGCTCTGATTAATAATGAAATAAACCAGAGTCAAGCAGCAGATAAGATAGAGAAGATAGAGAACTTAGAATTGGTAACGAACATGGACCCAAGTGAGGTTGCCTATGAAATGGTAATGGAGAGCCGAAGCTAATTGTGTCAAGATTAAGGCAATATTGTGGCAAAAGTATGTTTGTTGCATAAATGTCACACATTTGTGGTGCTCATGTGGAGCCCGTGTGGTGTTTTTTAGTGGCGTATTTCCTCATTTGTGGAGTTCTTGTGGTGCTTTTCAAATTGATTAGAATCGTTGGTATATATAGAGAATCTTCAATTTGTGGTGCTTTTGGGGGGGTCTGTAGGGGTAAAGTGAAAAATTTTTTTTCATTTACCCTAAAATGAACCCTAATAGTACCACAAAATAGGTTAAGTCATTGATTTATATAGATAATGTTGTTTTTAAAAGTACCACATGGAGCACCACACAAACTCCACAAACACCACAAACAAGTAAAATAGCCACTTATTTGAATATCAAAAACACCACATGACCCTATAAATAATATTTAAAATGAATTAGATTAATTCATATGAGTAAATTCAAATATGATCTATATAAAATACAGTGGGAAGATATTTGTAGTGATTCTGGATGGGCCTCAGAGGTTGAATTTAATAAATTAACAGTAAGTCATTGTATTTCAATTGGTTTTATTTTTAAGAAAGACAAGAAATATATATGGATATTTTCTTCGTATGAGATAAATGATCTCGGCGAAATTAACTTCGGTGATCGAACGGTAATTCCGCTATCTAACGTAACAACTATGGAGAAAATCTATGGCAAAAAAACCTAAAACAGAGAGCATAAGTGATATCATCGATAGAATTGAAGATGACATTATGACTTTAAGAGACAAGGTTGATGAATTAGAAAATCACGATTGTGATTCTGATTCAGACGATGACTTTGAAGATGACTCTGACGAAGAGTAATTAACTAATATCTTTTCTTTCTTTGGAGGTCGTTGGGGTTTACCCAATCTAATATCTTTTTGTTTTTGTACAACATCAGATTTTAGCTCATCAACTTCAACACCTTCAAGGATTGGAGAGTATTGATCCAATACCTCTGCAATTCTCTTATCTAATTCTTCCTCGGATAGATCATCTAATTTACCGGTCCTAATAATCTTTTGTTCAATGTATAGTCCGGCAACTTTACCTCTAGCCACTTCAGCATTAACTGCAGCGCTCCAGGCTTTGTTCTTCAAAGCTTCATTCTTAATTTTACCTAATTCAGTTATATGACTTTCAAAAGTTACATCATATTTTTTTTGATTCTCTGCTCTTAACTCTCCAATATATTGAACAACTAATGGATACATTTTTGGATTCTGTAATTTACTTGCAGCATTCTTAGCTGTGTCAGCAGAATACCCTGCAGCAATAGCTGCTTCTGTTCCTGTTATTCTTCCCTCATTAGTAACTAATTCATGAGCGAATTTTATCTGCATTTCTGTTAATCTTTTTGCTAGTCCCATACTCTTGACTTTATAGGTTAACTTTGATATTATATCAATCGTAAATTACTCCATAAATTACAAGCCTGGGGTTGGCTTACGAAGGATTTATCCGGATACTGGCCCCAGGTTAAAAAAGTTATGTTAAGAGGTAAAGTTTTAAGACAGATATTAGATAAGTTTCTAAAGAATTCAGAGGTTGCAGCAAATGCACGTGTACAGGTTTGCTTGCCAAACGGTGAATTGTATGACGTCAATGGAATCAAATTAATGGAAAATAAATTGATAGGTCATCGAGAAACACACCGACTAATGTTAACAATAAACCCAGAAAAGTGGACGATGGGTAAAGTTATTAAGAGACTTTCATAATGTAATGGTTAACTTAAATTTGAAGTGAAACCAGAGTCAAAATTTTGGCAAGAAGTTAAAAAAAATATCACTGAAATTTCCTTTACAAGACTTGAGTCTTGGGCCTCGGCTGGTGTTCCAGACTTATTGTGCTACAATAAAAATAATAAATTTTTCACAATTGAATTGAAGGTGACCAAGGGTGATTTTCCGAGGTTCTCTCCCCATCAAATTTCGTTTCATGTAAGACACCCTCACAATACTTTCATCCTAAAAAAATCACTCGGTCCTTGGTCCGTAAAACTTTATGAAGGATCACAGATCATGCAACTTGTGAACCATGAGCCATGTACCCCTATCGCCGAATCATGGTCCAAGGTTCAGGAATATCTTGTCAAGATAAAATAATAACGGCGCACTAAACACATGTGGGCGGGTCCCTCCCCACCAAACACTTGCGGGCGGGCCCCACCCCGAGCTTGCTTGCGGCTTGTGCTTGCTGCTTGTCGACTTGTGAGCTTGCGGCTTGCGGACTTGTGGCTTGTTCCTTGGATCTTGTTAAATTTTTAAGGGCCTTCTAGTGTTTACCGTAGGCTACGTTTTTGACGTCTCTATTCCAACACGCCCTGCAATCTAAACACTTGTTGCCTTGTTCAGCTGCAGGACATGTTTTTTCTGACGTAACAACGGTAGACGTCCAGGGCCAGAATGTTGCGGCCTTGCCGTCTACTTTATGGGCAGAAAGTCGAATGATTAAATTTTTTGGCACTTGGTCCGGGGTTATGCAGCCAATTATAGTTGCTTCTCGAGTCGGTAACCAATGCTTAATTCCAGGGGTCAAGTTACATACTTCAAAAATTCTTTTTAAGTGATCAAGTGATTGTAAATCTCCAGAATCGTGCCATCTAAAAAATTTTGGCTTGTGGCTTAATATTTGTGCGGCCATTGCTTGCGGCCATAATGGATTGTTAATTGAATCAAGGCGGCGTTGCATTGCATCCTTAACATTAGAAAAACGATAGCGGCCCTTCAGTGCATAGCATCCAGAACATACGGAACCCGGAATTTTAACAAGCTTGCTGCCTGTAATACATTTAGTTGCCGGTAAGTTATAACTAAAACCAGGCATCTTAGAGGGCTTGCTAAGGCCGCCTGTGATTTCTTTTAATTCTTTAGCTTTCATATATCCTATATAATCTTATATTTAAAAAATACAAGCCCCTCCCGCAATAAAAAACTTGCGGGCGGGGCCCGCCCTTACTTCTTAACTTGCTTGCGGCTTGTTGCTTGTTCCTTAAAATTTGAGTCAAAACTATTAAAAAATTGCCTACAGCTTTTTAGATAGCTTGCGGGCAATGTTTTATGATCTCTTATAAAGTAGTGTGTTAAATCATTATGCTTTATTCTTTTTGGCATTCTTAATCCTATTATATTCTTTAGTTGTTAAAGGCTGCTGATCGTGGGCCCGTAATGTTGCCGGATTTAATTCATACATATGAAAGCCCGGCTCTGTTTTAATTTTCTTAAAGCCTAAGTCTTTTAATTGTTTCATACCATTATTATTAGTTTTAACTTTCATTTTATCTCCGTTGTTATTGATTCGAATTATATCCTAGATTCTCCCATCTTGTCAAGTCTTATCACGATCCGCGGCCCACTAAACACATGTGGGCGGGCCCCACCCATGAAGCACTAAACACATGTGGGCGGGCCCCACCCCTGGCACACTAAACACATGTGGGCGGGCCCCACCCGGAAATAAAAAAAATAATTGACTTGACTTATTCTGGGATATTATGTTATACTTTCAAAAACTAACAACGAAAGAGGAAAGCATGTCAAAAGCAATGACTAAATATCAGCTCGACCACTTTAGAGATAAAGTTAAGAGAGAGCTCAATCCACTAATAGAACAGCAAGAACTATTGGTTCGTCAATATATATCACAGGCAACCGATACAGCTCAAAAAAAACTAGCTTCAAAAATTGGCGCTCAACCAATTATTGATAAATTAAAAAAAGCGGAAGTATTGCTTAAAGAAGCACAGGCAACAGCTAAAACTTTTTTTAAGAAGAAAGCCGCTAGTGAAGCCATGAAAGAAAAACTTAATTATACATTCTCTAATGATAAACCATATAAAGAAGAGACAATTACTGTCGCTCTTTGTGAGGAACAAATAAGAGACTGGGCTTCGGTTCTTGCTGAACAAGAAATAGAAAAAAGACCGGAGGGCAAGAAGTTATCTCAATTGAAACAAGTAAGGAGCGTTGCCCTTGATACTATAATGGAGGCCCACGCACCTGCGGAACTTATCACTAGTCTTGATAAGGTATTAAATAAAAGCGTCGGTATTAATTGGAATAAATCAGCACCACAAATAAGCGTATAAATAAAAAGGGAACAGGGCAATAGCCCTGTTCCCTGTTCCAAGTTTCTAATTATCTTTTCTACTTTCTCTATACTTTGTATCAAAGTCTTTTTGTTGTTTTTTATCTATTAATAAAACAATCCAATAGAATAAAACAGCAATCAACAAGGACACCGAAGCAAAAGTTATAAAGTAATCGTAAAAGTCTTTTATTGTTTCAAGCATATACTACCTTTGTTGTTTCCCTTTCATCGTAGGTTGATATTAAGTCGTCTGTTATTGTATCATCACTTTTAGTTAAAATAAAAGAACGAGTTTCCCCCTCTTTTATTGTTAGCCCTTGCTCAACAAAATGTTGAGCAAGGTTATCAGTTATGTTTAAATCAATGTCCATTTAAACAACCGCCTGTATTTGATTAAAGTAAGCCCAGCGTGGCTCTTTGTACTCATTCTCATATGATACTGTTCCAATGTAATCTAATTCAGTATCATATTCTTTTACTTGGATAGCTGAATTCATTTCAGCTTTTTTGTCGTGATAGTCTAATGAAATATTAATAGCTTCTATTGTTCCTATTACTACTCCACTATCCCAAGTATTTATTTTTATTTTATCATCTAACTTTATTTTCATATTATTACTTTCTGTTGTGGGGTGGCTTTCGCCACCCCGATTGTTTTAGTCTTGGTTTGGATTCCAGATACAAAGTTTTAATTCACTTTCCAAACTTTTAACAAGTTCGGCTGGCTTTGAGTCATTTTTATAAAATCTCAAGCCAGTAAAGTTATCTATGTATCCAACATTTTCGTTGTTATAAAAAACTTCGCCAGACTTTTTATCTGGAAAATTAAAACCAATTTGTTTTAATTTTTTTTCGTGTTCTTTTGATACCCATAGTTCCATATTATTACTTTCGTTGTTAGTGATTTAAACATATAATATATAGGATATTATGTATATAGTTATAGGACACAATGTTGCCACAATGTAAAAGATAATTGTATTATAATACAATGGGATATTCTGTGATATTTTTACCATACTAAATACATGTGGGCGGGACCCACCCATGGTACTAAATACATGTGGGCGGGGCCCACCCTTATCATAGAGGTCCCAATGGGTTTACGATTTACTTTTATTCTAAGGAGGGGGGAGGGGTTAAACAAAATTGTAGGGGTCCCAGACATGTACTATAGTGTATGATTTACATAGTCATAGCTGTTAAAATCATTTTAAGGTACCATCAAAAGGGGACCCTAGGGTATCCCAAATTACCTATGGATTTATACCCCCGGGGGTGTTAAAAACAATTTAGGTACCATAATAGATATTATGCTTGATAAAGATATTTTAAAAAAAATTAATAAAATTGCAGATCCTAAAATAAGAAAAAATTGGAAATTAAATTATCTAACTAAAATTCATAAAGTAAAAAATAGAGAAATACGTTCTGATTTTTTAACATTTGTAAAATACATATGGCCTGAATTTATTGAGGGCGATCATCATAAAACTATTGCAGATAAATTTAATAGATTACAATCTGGAGAATTAAAAAGATTAATTATTAATATGCCACCAAGGCATACTAAATCAGAATTTGCATCATACTTTTTACCTGCATGGATGATTGGCAATGATCCAAGATTAAAGATTATACAAGCAACACACACTGCAGAACTTGCAGTACGCTTTGGCCGTAAAACAAAAAACTTAATTGACTCTGCTGAATACAGAGAAATATTTAATACAAGATTACAAGAAGATTCAAAAGCTGCGGGCCGTTGGGAAACTAATAAAGGGGGTGAATACTTTGCTGTCGGTGTCCAAGGTGCGGTAACCGGTAGAGGTGCTGATCTACTCATCATTGATGATCCACATTCAGAACAAGATGCTAATTCGCAAACGGCATTTGATAAAGCATACGAGTGGTATCAAGCAGGACCCCGTCAACGATTGCAACCGGGTGGACGAATTGTTTTAGTCATGACGAGATGGAATACAAAAGATTTAACTGCACAATTAATCAAGGCTCAAGCAGCAGAAGAGAAAGCTGATAAATGGGAAGTCGTTGAGTTTCCAGCAGTGCTGCCATCAGGTAAAGCAGTGTGGCCAGAATATTGGAAGTTAGAAGATTTACTTGCGGTCAAGGCTTCAGCTGGTGTTGCTAAATGGAATGCACAATACATGCAAAACCCAACTGCAGAAGAGGGAGCAATTATTAAACGTGAGTGGTGGAAAGATTGGCAGGAAGATTACATACCACCCATTGAACATGTTATTCAATCTTATGATACTGCATTTTTAAAAAAAGAAACTGCGGATTATTCTGCGATCACTACTTGGGGCGTGTTTCATCCGGACCAAGATTCAGGACCCAATTTAATATTATTAGATGCCGTTAAAAAAAGGGTCGAGTTCCCTGAACTAAGGCGCCTGGCTCACGAACAATATACATACTGGAAACCTGAAACCGTATTGATTGAGGCTAAAGCATCGGGGCTTCCATTAACTTATGAACTTAGAAAGATGGGTATACCCGTTGTTAATTACACTCCATCAAAAGGTAATGATAAACATAGTAGAGTTAATTCAGTTGCACCTTTATTTGAAGCCGGTCAAATATGGGCACCTAAAAGTAGAGAGTTTGCACAAGAAGTTATTGAAGAATGTGCTGCCTTTCCACATGGAGATAATGACGATTTAGTAGATTCTATGACCCAAGCTTTAATGAGATTTAGACAAGGTGGGTTGATTTCTCACCCAGAAGACTATAAAGATGATCCACTCCCAAGAGTAAACAAGGTTTATTATTAACATGATTGAGAAGAAAATTAGATACGATATTAATATTGAAAAACCAAGTAAGACAAAACCGGTTAAACAAGGTGGTGTTTTAAATTATTTAGGAAAACAAAAAACAGTTAACGCTCCTCGTCATTGGAGATCATCCCCTAAACATCCAATTGCACATCTTTCATACATTACAAAAGATGAAGAGAAAATTTTAATAGATTTAAATTTATATGGCTCATTAAAAGGTAAACCTAACAAAGGTCCATTTGGACTTCCATCATTACAAGGATCGGGTGGTGGTGCTGGAGGTGGAGATGGAGATGGTGGCCAAGGAGATAGTGGTCCAGGAGGATCAGATGATGGAACAGGACACGGAGGACCAGGACCGGGATCACCAGAAGGAAGTTCCTTAGGAGATGCGAATGATCAAGGAGGAACCGCTGCACCAGGAGGACCAGCAGGTGGACCAGGAGGACCAGGACCAGGAGGATCAGAGGGATTTGGATTTGGTATAGGACCAGGAGATGAAGCAGCGGCAGCACAAAGTGTAACGGCTGATGATGTATCTGCTCAAGCACAAGCAGATCAAGAAGATGCAGCAACAGCTGCAGCGGCTGCAGCAGCAGAAGAAGACACAGGAATTATGAGTACATTAAGTGGTTTAGCAAAAAAAGCAATTGATACATACATGACATATTCTCCCACTGTTAACGCTATAAAAGGACTTGTTGGTTTAGCTGAGGCGGTTGCAAATCCAAGAGGGGTGACAGCACCAGATGATTATTCACAATTAGAAACATCAGTTCAATTTGGACCACCTCCAGAAGCTACTGAAAGTAGTGGAGGAATAACAAATCTTGTTCCAACATATGCTCCATTAGTTAATCCAGATACAGCTGATAATTTAGTAAATGCATTAATTGCAAGATATAAAATAGATCCATCTTATTTTGGAATAAGATGAAAAAATTAACAACAACTATACCACCTAAATCAGGCCCCAACCCACAAGGCTTGAATGTTACATATAATAAGGTTAAGATAGTAAAATCGGAGAAATTAAATGGCAAATATAGACAAATCACTTCCAAACGAAGTTACAAATAAAATTGAAATAGAAAATCCACAGGCTTCAGCAGAAGAAATTGTAGAGCTTCAAGAATCTATTCCAAGTTCAGATGATGTGGAAGTTACTCCAACGGAAGATGGTGGCGTTGAAATTAATTTTGAACCAGGAGCCTTTAGTCAAGGTGAAAGTCAAAATCATTTTGACAATTTAGCAGAGCTATTACCAGAAGATATTTTAGGACCCTTAGGTTCAGAACTTTATCAAAATTTTCAAGACTATAAAAATTCAAGAGCAGATTGGGAACAAGCATACACACAAGGTTTAGATTTATTAGGATTTAAATATGAGCAAAGAACAGAACCATTTCAAGGTGCATCAAGTGCCACGCATCCTGTTCTTGCAGAAGCAGTAACTCAGTTTCAAGCTTTAGCTTATAAAGAATTATTACCATCGGATGGACCGGTTAGAACTCAAATAATTGGAAATACTTCTAGAGAAAAAGAAGATCAAGCGGTGCGTGTTAGAGATTTTATGAATTATCAAATTATGGATGTTATGAAAGAATATGAACCAGAATTTGATCAGATGTTATTTTATTTACCATTATCAGGTTCTACATTTAAAAAAGTTTATTATGATGATTTACTTGGAAGAGCTGTTTCTAAATTTGTACCAGCAGAAGATTTAGTAGTTCCTTATTCAGCAACTTCATTAGATGATGCTGAAGCAATTATGCATGTTATAAAAATGTCTGGCAATGAATTAAGAAAACAACAAGTTGCAGGCTTTTATAAAGATTTAGATTTATTACCTAGCGATGATTCTGCTGTAGATACTTCTGATATAAAATCAAAAGAGAGACAAATTCAAGGAGTAACTAAATCAGGTTATGAAGACATCTTTACATTAATAGAATGTCATGTAAACTTGGATCTCGAGGGCTTTGAAGATCGTGATCCCAACGGGGAAATGACTGGAATAAAACTTCCTTACATCGTGACGATAGAAGAAGGCTCTCGTGAAATTTTATCTATTCGTAGAAACTATGAAATAGGTGATCCTAAAAAAAATAAAATTCAATATTTTATTCAATTTAAATTTTTACCAGGACTTGGATTTTATGGTTTTGGTTTAATTCATATGATTGGCGGTTTATCAAGAACTGCTACTCAAGCCCTACGTCAACTGTTAGATGCAGGAACATTATCTAATTTACCAGCAGGATTTAAAATGAGAGGTATAAGAATTAGAGATGATGCACAATCTATTCAGCCAGGAGAGTTTAGAGATGTAGATGCACCAGGTGGAAACATCAGAGATGCATTTATGACTTTGCCTTATAAGGAACCTTCACAAACTTTATTAGCATTAATGGGGGTCGTGGTTCAAGCAGGTCAGCGCTTTGCTTCGATAGCTGACATACAAGTAGGGGATGGGAATCAGCAAGCAGCAGTGGGCACGACCGTGGCTTTGCTGGAAAGAGGTAGCAGAACAATGTCTGCTATACATAAAAGATTATATGCTTCTTTAAAATTAGAGTTCAAATTATTATCAAGAGTATTTAAATTATATTTACCACAAGAATATCCTTATGATGTTGTAGGTGGACAAAAAAATATTAAACAAACAGACTTTGATGACAGAATAGATATCGTTCCTGTTGCTGATCCAAATATATTTTCACAAACACAAAGAATTAGTTTAGCACAAACTGAATTACAACTTGCTCAATCTAATCCTCAAATACATAACCTATATGAAATTTATAGAAAAATGTATGAAGCATTAGGTGTAAAAGATATTGATAAAATTTTAATTCAACCGACAAGACCTATGCCAAAGGATCCTGCATTAGAACACATTGATGCATTAGGAGGACAACCCTTTCAAGCATTTAGAGGACAAGATCATAGAGCACACATCACTTCGCATTTAAATTTTATGTCAACTAACATTGCAAAAAATAATCCAGTGATCATGGGATCGTTAGAGAAAAATATTTTTGAACACATTTCTTTAATGGCTTTAGAACAAGTAGAGTTAGAATTTTCACAAGAGCTACAACAAATACAAATGCTTTCTCAAAATCCTCAAGCTACACAAGACCCAGCAGTTCAAACACAGGTTCAAGAGTTTCAAATGAAATTAGAATCTAGAAAAGCAATCTTAATTGCTGAGATGATGGATGAATTTATGAAGGAAGAGAAAAAAATAACCTCTCAATTTGACAATGATCCTATTGCTGCATTAAAATCTAGAGAACTTGACCTACAAGCTCAAGAGAATTTTAGAAAAAAACAAGAAGGTCAGGATAGAATTAATCTAGATAAGATGAGAGCTATGATGAATCAGATGAATACACAAGAAAAACTACAACAAAATGAAGATTTAGCTGAATTAAGGGCTGCAACTTCTATTGCAAAACAACAGTTTTCTAATATGAATAAGAAAATACAATAGTTATTGTTAAAAAATAAAAAAGGAGTATAAATATGATTATGAAAATGACAAAACCACAAAAGAAAATTGGTAAAGTAATGAGAGAGTTCAAAAAAGGAGAACTTAATATTGGTCAATCTTCAAAAAAAGTAAAAAGTCCTAAACAGGCTATTGCTATTGCCTTATCTGAAGCTAAAATGCCTAGAAAAAAAATGGCGATAGGTGGATTAGCTAATTCAACAAGAACTTTTACTTCATCTTCAAAAGAAAAAGATGTAGACTTTTCAAAATTTACTGACAAACAAGGAAATTTACTTGGTGGAGTAGAAATTGAAATGTCAAATCCACAAGAAACTCAAGTTGAAGAAGTTCAAGGTCAAGGAAGTATTCTTTCAGAGAAAAAAAGATCAGCAAAGTGGTACTAAACCATGATTCAAATGTTAGGAGCTGTCGCACCTTTAGCTAAAATTCTATTTAGCACAATTGAAAAATCAGTTCCTGATAAAGATCTTCAAGAAAAATTAAAAGCACAATTACAAACACAATTACTACAATCTAATACAGCAGAATTACAAGCTGCAGCAAAAATAGTTGAGGCAGAGGCTAAAGCGGGCTGGTTCGCATCGAGCTGGAGGCCCCTGTTAATGTATGTACTAATATTTATCTTGGTCTGGAATTATATTCTAGGACCTGTTATAAAAGTATTCACAGGAGCAGTAATTTCCTTTGAATTACCTGGCGACGTTTGGACATTATTGAACGTTGGTTTGGGAGGTTACGTCGTGGGACGCAGTGCGGAATCTGTGGCTAGAACAATGGCAAACAGACCTGTAAATAAACAACAAGAAAACGGATAGGATATAAAATGAGAAATGATTACGGAATAAGACCAAGAGAAAAAATGATGAAGGGTGGAAAAGCCAAAGGTAAAAAAGGTTTTCCGGATTTAACAGGCGATGGCAAAGTTACTTTTAAAGATATTTTAAAAGGTAGAGGTATTATCAATGGTAAAAAAAAATCTAAAGGAATGAAAAAATAATGGGTAGCTCTAAAAGACAACAATTTAAAGATCTTGCAGCAAAAGGTGGAAAGAGAAAAGATTTTATTGATCTTGCTAAAAAACTTGGTGTTGGAGGAAAAGATGAAGATGAAATTATTATACCTATAGAACCGCTAGCAGGTCCTAAACCACCAGGAAAAGCAAAAGGTGGGTTAATAAGAGGAATACCAAAAATTGCAATGAGAGGTTTTTAATGGCTAAACTTTGTCCAAGAGGAAAAGCAGCAGCAAAAGCAAAATTTAAAGTGTACCCGAGCGCGTATGCGAATATGTATGCATCTGCAGTTTGTTCTGGAAAAATAGTTCCAGGCGGACGTAAAAAAAAAATGGGTGGTGGTAGTATTTCACAAGAAAGAAAAATGGTTTCTAATTATAAACAAGGCGGCGTTGCAAAAGGTTGTGGCGGCGTAATGGAAAATAGAAGAAAAAAAACTAAAAAATATTAATATGGGTTTACGTAAGTGGGTCCAAGAAAACTGGGTTGATATAGCAAATAGAAAGTCTGATGGATCTTATCCTAAATGTGGAAGAAGTGGTGGAGAAAAAAGAAAGAATTATCCAAAATGTGTTCCCATTGCAAAAGCTAGAGCTATGAGTAAAGGTCAAAGAGCATCGGCTGTTAAAAGAAAACAACAAGCATCCAACACAGGTCCTAAACCATCTAATGTAAAAACATTTGCAAATAGAAAAGATATGCGATCAGGAGGATTAGTATAATGCCAAGAGGTACTTGTTGGAGAGGGTATGAACAAAAAGGATTTAAGAAAAAAGGAAGTAGATCAGTTCCAAATTGTGTAGCTGTTGGTAAAAAAAAGAGAAAAAAATAATGGGTGATATTTCAATAAAAGGAAAAGGTAGAG